TCTCAATCTCTTATAAACTTCTCTAGAATTGCTCAAGATGCTCCTTATGGTATGATGGGTATTGCGAATAACTTAAACCCTATGGTTGAGTCATTCCAAAGATTAGCAGCTACTGAAGTCATTGAGTTAGTTGTAAGACAAGCGACAGGTTTGAATGTTCCGTCGTTATCTATGTCAGCTAATAAGATATAATCTCTTGCTGATACTTTTGTTTCTGCCATTTTATTTAATTTTGAGTTATTATTATATTATATGTTATAATCGTTCTAAAAACGTTGTCAATAGGGTTTAAACCATCTAAATTTCTAACACTTTGAACACTTAAAGCAGATGAAGTAAACCCATTGCTTAAAGTTATTGTTGTATCCGAATTTATGTTAGTTAATACCAAATTGCTTATTTCTTCAGCTCGTTTATAGCCAAAGTTAGCATTTTTTGTAACAATGTCAACTATGATAGTTATAGCATTTGTATAACCTGCTTTCCCTTGTTCTTGGCTTGAACTTCTACCATCTAAAATAATGTATTCATTGCCTACCCCATCTGGAGCAAAACCATCGTAAACACCTAAGCTAGTAGCACTTACTAAATTGGTATAAAACCACTTCTTTATTTCTATATTAGGATTTAGCATTTACTATATTTTTAATTCTATCTTTTAATAATGAAACCTCAGTCTCGTAAGCAGGTATTAAATAAGGTTGAGGTCTTATCCCTTTCCTTAATATACTTAATGCTATTGCATAAGCTGCTGAATCGTTTTCTTTACTTTGTACTTTTCTGCTACCAGTTCTTTTTTGTGTTTTAATGCTATATGTCCCTACTAAACCTTTTCTCTTTACCCACATAACTAATGCTTTAATCATCTCATCAAATGTGCCACCAGTCTTGCCTCTAAAGGTATTAGCAAAATCATTATATCCTTGAGTATCAACCTTTCCACCTGTGCCGAATTCTAAATAAGGTGCATAAGATAAGTCCGAACCAACTATAAAAACCTTTTTATCTATCCCTCCTGATTCTTTCAAATGTATTGAACCTCTCAATGTACCAAAGTTAGCAGGAGCATTCTTTTTAGCTTCTGATTGAATCTTTAATGCAGATGCATTTGTTTCATTAATAATGTCATTTTTAAGTTTTTGAGTTAGATTTTCCAACTTAATCAAACTCTCATCAAATTGAGTAACATTAAAAAATATCCCTGCCATTATGCGTACATTAATATTTCGTAAAATCTAAACTGATTTTCTACATCCTTGATTGAATGAATTGTGTACATCTCTCCCTCAGCCTCTATTTGGTAGTTATTATTGATTGTTACATCATATCTGATAAATAACTTAGCAGAACGAGTAAAACTTAATTCAGCCTCCAATAAGGCTCTATTTTCGTTTTCAGGTCTAAAATCGCCAAATACAACCTCTTGTAAGGCAAAGGTAGTAGTATATCCACCTTGCCCATCAGATACCCTTGTAGGCACATATAAGCCTATTTCAGAGTTCATTGTATTAGCATCCACATAGTTTGCTTTCTTGCTTCCTAATCTCATAATATTGGGCTTATTCTTGTCCAGCGTTGACAGGCTTTCCAAGATTTTTCACAAATACCTGTATTTGAATCTAATCCTCTATTCTCGTAATCATAAGACACTTGGTCTAAAATAGCAATCTTTAAGTCATTTGGGATAGTTGTATATCCAACTGTATAAGTAGCCTTTAAGTTTTGCCATAAAGGTCTAGTTAGCATAGGGAACTTCCCACCCACTAAAGTATAATCAGCAGCATCTATTGTATTGTTATTTTCATCTATTAATGAAGTAAAACTATTTACTGGACCATAAGGGAGATTAAAACTACCATTAAAATTAGTAAACCAAACAACGGCATTCTTGGGTATTAAACTCAATCCTGTACCTACTTCAATGGCTTCTCTTGCTTGTTTAATCATTAATGAAATTTGGTTATCATCAACGGAAGTACTTACTCTGCAATATAATTTAGCCTCTGCAAGTGTAACTGGTTCGGTTACTGGAGCAGTATCGGTTAAAGTATAATCTATAATAAAATTAGAATATGCCATACATCTTTTTTACAAATTTACATTATTTATAATAAAAAACCCCCTACTAAAAAGCAAGGGGTCTTTATATCTATGTAAGATTAGAACTATACGTTTCCTAAGTCAGCGAAAATAGCTGAAGTTGGTTGCATTAAGTTAATATCTTCATAACACTCGATACGAGCAGTAACCATATTTTGTTGGAAGTTACTAGCATTCTCATAAGAGAACTCAATAGCCATTCCTTCAACCTCAACTCTTTCAGTGAAGTTGTTATCCATAATAAGTACTTTATCATCAGCTACCCAAGATGCAGCAATTACTGGAGTTCCCCAGATTGTCATACCACCATTAGGATTAACGATAACACTACCAGAACCAGCATAGTAACCAGCAGTAATAGTCTCTTTCAATAAGCGACCTAATTGAGTTGGAGATACCAAAGCAACTGAAGCTACGAAATTCGCAGACTTTTGGTTACCGATATAATCAACTAATTGCTTTAAATCAACAGTTTCAGCAGTTGTAGTAGAACCAGTTGCAGCAGTAGATACAGTTGTGTAGAAAGCAGCGTTCTCAGCTTTGTAGAAATCTCTAGTCAACATTCTTGGTAAAGTTGTGCTTAAGAAAGGCAAACTTCTAGCCATTTGCTTAGAGAAAGTAGAGAAACCAGCGATGTAGTCATTAACTACTTTCACTTCGCTTAATGCGTAGCTATTCTCACCTTTGTTAGAACCTTCAGTTTGAGCAGCAATGTTGTTAGTTGTAGCAGTCTCTTTGTAGAATACATAAAGACCAGACTCACTTCTTACAGTTGGTACTAAATCACGGAAGTTGATTGCTTGACTTGGCAATACAGATGCGTTAAGAGCATAAGATGCTTGAGCATCACCTGTTAAACTTGCACTTAAAGTCATAGACTTAACATCAGATAAATCAACACGGAATTTTCCGTTAGATTTCATTTGTTTTTCCATCTCATCCATTTTACCATCTAATTTCTCGATGATAACTTCGTCAAGATGTTTTACTTCACGCTTTGCAGCTTTTTTTGTTGCAGCAGCTTGAGCATCAAATTGTTTTTGTGCTTCATCTCTTACAACTCTAATCTCAGACTTAGCTTCTTCTAGCTTAGCTTCGATGTTAGCTTGAAAACCTTTAAGGTTCTCAGCCATTTCGTTAATTACGTTTTCCATTTTTACTTTTTTAGTATTTTATTAAATTCTTTAATTGCCTTCAGGACTTGCTCATCATTGTTTTTCATTTCTTCGATTATCGGCTCAGATGATTGCTCGGTCTGAGTGATTTCTTTAACGATTTCAATTTCTAATAATTCTGATTGAATCCTTTTTATTTCAATCTCCATTAACGCAAAAGTCTCGTCTGTGAAACGACCACCTTTAAACGCTTTCAAGAGTTTCTCTAGCCTATTTGCTAATTGTTCTTTCTTAACTTCACTTTTAACAGAGATAGTTGGAGTCTCTGGGTTTGCTGCCCATAATACTGCACTACCTTCGTAAAGTTTAAGTTCACTGATTGTTCTTATTCCGTTTTTATCTACGCTTGAATTAATTGTGCTAAATCCAATTGAGTGCTGATTGATAAGACCTGCATCGTACATCTTAATCATATCTTCACCTGTTTCAGTTTCTACTATTGGAGTGATTGCGATAAGCATATCCCCCTCAATGTATAATTGCTCAGGCTTACCTATTACGGCTTCCATTTCTGCACAATGGTCAACTAAAGACCAGATTAAGTTTTTACCTGATGGACCTCTTTCTTTTAGAGTCTTAGTAAAGGCTTCAGGAACTATAATGTCATTATCTAAATCAATGTTTCCTGTTCTAGCCCAAACTGCTTTTACTCTACGAGTTTCGGTATCAACATCCATTACCTCGTAACCAATATCTTGTTTTTCAACAATAGTATCTTTTGATGCGTATGTTTTCATATTGACAAAGTTATTATTTTTTTTGTTATTGTATTAGTGATGCTATAAGTTTTCCTATTGCTTGACCCATTACATTTTGTAAGGCATTCCAAATAACTCCTATTCTACCCATTGGAGGATTATCTACTAAAGTTAAAAGTTTACCATTTGCACCTCTTACTGCCTCATATCCTAAAGTACATCTGCAATTACAAACATTAGCTGCACTTGCTTTGGAATCGCAAGGATGGTCCATTAATTCATAACCTAAGCCTACTTGATTATTTGGGACTTGAAATTGTTTCTCCATAGGTAATTTAACTCCATCCATTTCTAAGTGGTCGGTATGGTCTCTTGGCTCTCTCCTTGTTCTGTTATCTCTTGTTGCAATCCATTCTTTGATAGTTACTAATCCTGTACTCGTTGCACCTACCATAGAACCTATATTAGCTGCTCTGCCTGTTTCCGTTCTAGCAATAAGTTCGGCTCTATAATCGGTAATGCCTGAAGTTCTAAGCAAGGCAATTGTCTCTGGTAGAGTATAATTCTTTTGAGCAGACTCAATTAAGAATCTTCTTATCTGTTCTTTAGTCGTATTGGTAATATCTGCTGCTAATTGGTCTAATCCATCATTTTGTAGGACTTGGATAATAGCATACTGAAAAGCATCAGTCTTGGCAGACTTAAACTCCATAGGCACATAAAAGCCCTTTACAGACTTTTTAACGGCACTTTCGCTTATTAGAGCCATCTTAGTACCCATAGCCAAATGGAGCTTGTAAATGGTCTTTTTTAGGGCTTTGTCGCTAATTTTGTTATAGTCTAGCGTACGGCAATATGTATTCACCTGATTTTGCAGTTCTTTTTTGAACTTAGGCGAATATTGTTTTAAAGCATTAGCATAGAGTTTCCTGTAATCTTGCCAAATCATTTTATGGATTTAGGTTATCAGGAATATTTAAAGGCTGAAATTGGTCAGTAGGTTGCAAAGATGAAGGAATGTATAGTTTCTCCATTTCCTCTTGTGGAATATAATCTGGAGTCTTAATACCCATAATCTCATTCTTTTGAGAAGGTGGAATCCACCAAGCAGTATTTAACCAAGCAACTTGCTCTGATTTATTAGCCTCTAATTCTTGATAGACTTGAATGTCATATCCTACATACAATCCACTATTTCTATAACCCCAGTCAGTATGTAATTTTCTATTTAAATTATCAGTCAATGCATCTAATAAAGGAATAGCACAACGTAAAGTTAAAGCCTTCTCGCCCTCTATTTGGTTATTGTAAGTCTTGTTATCTGCATCGTTTAATAGTTGAGATGGTACTCCGTAAATATTACAAAGTGCCTTCATATCCCATTTCTCTGATTCAATGATATTAAGTTCTACTGGACTTAAACCTATTTGTTTCCAATCTACCTTATAACCTGATACTGCAATAGAATTAAAATTAGCTGCACCACCTTTCTCGCTTACTGCTCTCTTTAGTGCTTGTGCTTGTGCTTGTCCACTTGTAGGGTCAAATCTTTCATCGTTCATAAATAAAACTCCTGCTGGTCCACCATTTTGGAATGATGCAACGGAAGCAGTCTTAGCTTCATTACTTCTAGTTAAAGTTCTAGCAGCTGCAAGTAAAGGACTTTGTCCGTATAATTGACCACCTGTTACAGTCCACTCAGGATTGAAGTATTTGTCGTGTAATATTTCTTTAGGGTCAAAGGACCACATTGCTCCGTAGTATAATTGGTAGCCTACTCTTGTAGGAGGGAACACATCAATATTCGCAATAATAGCCATATACTGAGCAGGCAAAGCAAATAATTCAAACGGCTTACCTTCATTGTTACCAGCTTCAATAAGTTTTCCATAGATAAACGAATTACCTGTGATTAACTTAAATCCACACCATTGCTCAACTAAATCTGCCCAAGTATCTTCTCCGTTAGGATATTTTAAAAGGTCGTTAAGTCTTTGGTCTCCTGTATATATTTCAAATGCTTTCTTATGTAATTGGTTTACCTCTTGCCAGTTAGTAATCTTATCTGGTTGTTTCATCAATGACTTATATCTTTTTGCAGATACTTCATCTTTAACTTTATAAACGTGGAATGGAGCAAGTTTTGCTTTATCAGTAATTAGTTTTACAATTGAGTAAACTATATCATTAGCTATATATCCATCTCTTACAAATGCTCTTGAATCTCCACCTTGCCAAGTAACGATTCCACGTTGAATGGCTACACTTGTATCAAAAGGAATATTAGGTAATAGAGTGTTTATCTTCTTTTTAGTTAAGAAGTCGAAAAATGCCATATTATTAGAATTTAAACAAAGTTAAAGAAATTTAAGTTAAAATACACTTACTTGAAATCTTGGCGAATATTCAAAGAACATTCTCATAGCTAAACAATCACTAAAATCTGGTGAACGACCTATCGCTGCTTTCACTTTATCTTTAGGAATTACTCCTTTCTTCATATCGTTATCTACCGACTTTTGTTTCACTTGTTCTAGTTCCTGAATGATAGTTTGTTTTTGTTTGCCGTCTGCTTGAATGTAAAGTTCTGCTTTGTTAATCATATCTGCTAATTTAAAATAGCATTGAGATTTTAAGTTATCAAAGTTTTCCTTTTGTCTTGTTACTGGGTTTTCTAATGGGGAACTATTATTGACAAATCCTTTACACCTAAGAATATCTACTACTCCACCTCCTACCCCATCCTCATCACAAACAATGTTAGATGTAGGTACTTTATGCTCGGTTGCAAAGTTCTTTATAAGTTCAGCGACCTCAACAACTGATTTACCATTGAATTGATAAAACCTAACACGAAAGCCACTCCATATACCAATGACAGTACTATCATTGCCAAAACGTGCCACATCGCAAGTAATGTAAGAATCCCCAACAGGAACAAAAGTGTTACTAAAAGAATCAAGTATTTTATCATAATCTATAAGTTGTGCAGGGTCATCTAAGTATTCCCAGTTACCAAATAAAAGTCTTTCCTTTGAAACTGAATCTAAAGTTAACAAGTTCTCCTTGTAATGTTTAGATATATAAGGGTTATCATCAATAAGCGAGGAAATAAATCTTTTATTCTTAGATATTGTGCCTTCTTGTTCTAATTTATAAAACTCCGAGTAGGTCCAGTTCTTTGCTGGGTTACAAGTGTAAAGAATCTTAGGCACTAAATCATTCTGGTCCAATTGAAATCTTATCCTTGATTTGATAATATTTCTAGCCTTGTCATCTACTTGGTTAGCCTCATCAATGAACGCATCGGTAATCTCTAGTGAACCTAATTCATCAAAGTTAGGGTCGGAGGGGTAGGAGTAAAGGTCTTTTAGTAGGATAGTAGAACCATTGGGAAATTCTATTGTAGAAGATTGAGCATTAAATTTAAAATGCTTGTTTGCTTCTAGCCCTTGCATTTTAGCTATTTGAAAGAAGGAGACTAAGGTAGTTTCTTTTAGGGTTTTTAACACGGCTCTCCCAATTAGTCCTCTTGTATTGGGATATTTTAATCTTTGTTTAAGCTGCCAGTAGCAACCTAACGCAGTCTTACCACCTCCTGCTCCTCCTCCAAATAGAATCTCATTTGTTGTTTTATCTTCTAATAAGTCTAAAGCAGTTGTTTGTTTTATGGATAATTCCATTATAGGCTTCCTGTTTTTTCAACGTAAGTTTTTTTCTCCTCCCAATTTACTTGCAATCCTCCTGATAGTTCTATTTCGTTTGTTTGTTTGGCTCTGCCTTCTAATCTATCAAGTATCTCCTGATAAGCCTTTAAATCGCCTTTAAATGCCTTTTGTAGTACCATCATATCTAATTGCTCTGCCACAGTAAACTCCTCTTTCTCTCCTGTAATAGGATTAGTCTTTACTTGCACTAATTCTAATAATCTTAGTAAACGAGTCTTGCTATTTGGAACGCCCTTAGGTCGCCCTGCTGGGTTGCCTGATTCCCCTTTCTTAAATTGCCCTATTTCCTGATTTGGTATTGCCATATCGCCTGATTTTAGCCTGTTAAGGCAAAGTTACCCCATTCTTCTTGATTTCCAATGTTGAGTCTAGTTTACGCATCCTATCTACAATAACTTGGCAGTATTTAGGGTCTAGTTCAGTACCATAGCATTTCCTACCTAATTGATGAGAAGCTATCATAGTTGTGCCACTACCTAAGAAGCCATCTGCAACTAAGTCACCAACTTTAGAACTATTTGTAATTTGATATGCTATTAATTCAATTGGCTTCATAGTAGGATGCTCTGCATTTCTATTAGGTCGATTAAATTCTAGTATTGTAGTTTGTTTCCTATCTGAATACCAGCTATGAGCAGCACCTTCTTTCCATCCATATAAACAAGGCTCGTGCTTCCATTGATAATCTTGTCTACCCATTACCATAGAATTCTTTACCCAAATAAGGCATTGCTTAACCATTATACCAGCATCAGCCATTGCCTTTCTAAAATTAGCACCTTCGCTATCAGCGTGCCAAACATACCAAGAACCACCTGCTTTTGTATAAGAACCTAATGCTGTATAGAAATCATATAAAAATTGGTAAAAGTCGCCATCTCCCATACTATCATTTTGAATAGTTAGAGCATCTTTAGTCTTACCTGTATAAGCCACATTATATGGGGGGTCTGTTATTACCAAGTCTGCTAGTTCAGAGGCGAAAATTTTGCTCCAATTGTCTGTTTCGGTAGATGAGCCACATAAAAGTTTATGTTGCCCTATTTCAAAGATGTCGCCTAAAACAATATCTGTCTCGCTTCCACCTACAGGTACATCAAAGTCATCTTCTTCGGCTTCTAATACTTCCCCCTCAAAGTTTGGTATATCTAAACCCCATTCAGTTAGTTCTAATGCATCCCAGTTATTTGCTAGGTCATCCCAGTCCCATTCGCCATAACCTACATTATCTTTTACAATAAACTCTTTCTTTTTCTCCTCTGATAAGTTATTTGCGTGTATTACTGGAACATCGGTTAACCCAGCTTCAAGACAAGCCTTTAATCTCATATTGCCACCTAAGACCATATTATGTTCATCAATGACAATAGGTCTAAGTTCTAGCATTTGTGGGAAGTCCTGAATAGACTTTACAAGTTGTTTAAACTTATGGTCCTTAATAATTCTAGGGTTATTAGGGTTTGACTTTATTTCGGTAATTAGCATTATCTGTTTTTTGTTGGTGTTCGTATTGAAATTATACTATCTACTTTCTTTTCTAAATTGTCATAACCAACCGATTTGCCACATTTAGTGCATTTGAATTTAGTTTCTTTTATCTCACCGAACCATACATATCCTTCGGTAACCGAACCACATTTACAAGTATATAGCTTCTTTCCGTATGTGTTTTTCATTATCTGCCTTGTCGGTTATAAGGTTTAACTGGTTTGTCTTTAGGACCAGATGTCTTTTTGTACTTACCACATTTACGTTTACCAAAGCTAACTTTGTTATTGTTACTTAGTTTTGCCATTATAAAATTTGTTTTTTATACCAATTATCAAATTCTTGTAAATAGGCTTTATGTGCATCTTCTTTTGTATCAAAAGTGCCTAACCATTTTCTATACCCATCAAACTTAACTTCAGATGTAAATTTACCAGTTACTTTATTAAAAGCTACCCCCTTTAAATCAGTTGACATCCCTTTTCTTTTTTTATGATTATCAAAAAGCATATTTTGAATTCTTGTACACCATCTTAAATTTTCAATTCTATTGTCAGTCTTAATTCCGTTAATATGGTCAACGTGCGGGTATTTATGCGGGTTAGGTATAAAGTGTTCAGCTACTAAACGATGCACCATTGTCTTTTTTCGTTTATTATTCTTTGTTAAACTTACACGATAGTAACCATTTTCTATGTTTAAAAATTGTTTTACTTCGCCCCCTAAAGTTCCTTTTCTTGGCAACGAAATTATTTTCAAATCATCAGTAATTACAAATAAGCCTTCATAACCTTTTATTGGTGTCATTGTGAATATTTTTGAATTATATAATTTAATTCAGTCCTATCCCATTTTTTAATACGATTATTAATAGCTTCATTTTCTAATTCTAAAATTGCCTTATGTCCTATTTTATCAACCAAGCCAATTCTATACATTGCCAAATTACCATACTTATACATATTACAAGCGGGACATTGCAAATGTACGTTAAATTCATTAAATCGCAATGCCGAGAAGCCTTTTACACTAAAATAATGCCCTGCTTGATTCCCATTATTACTTCCACAACTTATGCAAGGCAATCCTTCATCTCTTTTCCTAATATAAGCATTGAATACTATTTGAGCCTTTGCCGTTAATTTAGGAATTGTGGGTAGTGCCATAATGCAAAATTAGATTATTTCTTAATACGAAACGTTATTTCTCTATTTTGATATTGGAAACGCTTTTTCTTTAATGGGTTAAGGCTTTCTTTTATTTGGTATTCATTTACTCCAGTTATTCTTTTTGCGTAGGCTATTGATTTAAATTCTATTTCTTCTTTGGTATCTATAAATATTAATTTTACTTCCTGTGCGTTTTCGTGTCCCTTTATCTTACTCATATTTTTTAATGTATTCTTTTATTTCTATGTAAATCATTACAGAGCAGTAAACCAATAGGAATACTGGAACTGAGATAAAAAAGAATTTAATCATTGTTAGTGTTTCTTTCATAGGTTATTTGTTTATAGTTCGTTGTCGTAATAAAGTTTAAGTGAATATTTTTTGCATTGTTGTCTTATAGTTTCCTCATCTACCATTATATCCTCTGGCTTCTTAGCCTGTGCCAAATTGTAGGCTTTTACTCTTGCTTTTATAAGCTCTGCTTTATCAGGAGTTATCTTTAGTAGCTTTCTTTTCCATAGATAATCAAAGCATTGATAGTTTAGGAATCTCCAATCTTTCTTAGATGTTTTCCAGTACTCGGCTTCTTCTCTCATTACTTGTTCTTCATCTATTTGCATTGGGAGTTGTTTTTTAGGTTCTATTTGTATTTTGTTTCTTACTTGTACTGCTATCTTCTTATAAGCTGACATTACCTCACCAATTAGCTTAGGATTAAAAATTATGTGCTTATCTACCGAAATCTTATCTGCTGCCAACATCTCAAAAGCTGTTCTTAATTCTTGCAGTTTAAATATTCCAAAATTATCTATTACAAACTGAACTATAAACTCAAAATCACTAATCGCTGGTGGCTGCGTTCCACTTAACTGCAAACAAGACTTAAGGACTTCCTTTACTTCTATTCTAGAGCATTGGTTAATACCCATTGACTGAATAGCATCATAAATCTTTAGTTCGTATTTCTCAGTAAGTTTATAAACTATTTCTTCTGGCGGCTTCTCTTTCAGCATAAGAGAGTTGCTGATTTGTATTAATTCCTGTTGCATTTGATTCGTTTTTAAGTTTAAATAATCCTTTCCATCCTTTAGCCATTGATTGTTCTATAATTTTAATTGCAGTTTCTTCATACCCATCGGATAAATTAACTAAATCGTTTAAAGCTGATTGTTCTGATAAAGCAGTCTTAAACTTAAAATTAAATTGTTTATGCTTATAATCCTTCCAAAATGTCCAGTATTTTATAAAATCTTCTGATTCAAATGGCAGTATTACCATATCCTTAACCTTATCCATATCCTTAACCATTACCATATCCATAACCATAGCACCTTGCAAGGGGCTTGTAAGGGGCTTAAAGTTGTCTATTTCTTCTTTGTACCTTTCTAGATTTTTGATAATTCCTATGTGTGCTTTGTTATTTTCGTTTAGTCCAGAAGGATATTGAAACTCTATAAAAGAAGGTATAAACCACTTACTACCTCCATCTAAAGGAATGATTTTATCCCCAAAAAGTTGTATGGCTTTTTTACCATCTAATTTTTCTCCTATCCTTATTTCAGCAACTTCTATGTCTACCTGCCATATACCAGAATGGTCGCAGTCATCACATACATATAACCAAAGTAGTTTATAAGGTGCTTTTAAGTTCCTAATGAATGGTTTTTTCCACTTTTCTGTATCAGTAAATCTCTTAGCCATAAAATAAAAAAGCCCCATTGAATCCCTACCAGTCGGATTGGTAGTTCATCGCAAGGGCAATAAGTTCTTAATGAGTATCCGACACTCGTTACAAATTTACTAAACATTTACCAAATCATCAAAACTTTGTATAGCTTTAAATATCTCAAATGCTACTTGAGGAACTATTGCGTTCCCATATGCTTTGATTGATTGATTTCTCCATTTAGAAAAGGTAATAGAGTCCAATTCTCTGGGAATCCCATCATCTCCTCCACAAATAGGGGATTTAGTTGGGAATGAGGCAAAATTCCTTCTCTCAAAAGATGCCCTGCTAAATTCATTCTTTTCAATTGACTCGGAGGCAAGGTGCTGTTTGTGTAATCTTGAAGTGTCGGAGTTGGTAACATCCCATATCTCGCCATTTGACTCAAATGCAGTCCGTATTCCGTTCCTGTCGTTTTGGATATGTTCTTGCCATTTGTTAGAGGTCTTTGTGGACTTACATCCAAAGTCTTTACAGTAGGCAACAAACCAAATTCGGTATCTTTGGTGGGGAGCGTTGACACTTGCAGCTGGAATAAGAAACGATTGGACTTCATATCCTTCCCTTTCCAAATCATCCTGCACCTCGTGGAATACCAACCCCCCATTCCAGTTAACAAGTCCACGAACGTTTTCGCCAATAACATATTTGGGTTTGACCTCTTTAACGCATCTAAGCATATGTGGAAAGAGGTGTCTTTCATCGGCTTTCCCAAGTCGTTTACCTGCACTTGAGTATGGTTGACAAGGGAATCCTCCTGTGAGAACATCAATTTTTCCTGCGTGTATTGAAAAGTCGGTTTTGGTAATGTCATTGTAAGATTTTGAATTTGGGAAATGGTGGGCTAAAACTTTTTGTCCAAAAGGATTCCATTCGCAATGGAATATATTATCCCATCCTATCCATTCGGCTGCTAAATCAAACCCACCTATTCCACTAAATAATGATGCGTGTGTCATTTAATTGAATATTGTGCAACCTGCTTGTTATTTTTTAACTTGATTGTTTTGGTTACTATATTCATTCCTTCATTCCTTAAATCGTTTATTCGTGATGCTAATCTGAAGCATCCAAATTTGTTTAAGGCATCTAATGTAGTTAGCTTTTTACCTTTATTTAGGTAGTCTGCTATTTGTTTGTTTTGGCTCATAGTTTTTGTTTTTAGATAGTTATTAAATACGGCTAAAAAGGAAGGTCGTCCTCCGATTCTTGTTGGTTTACTGGCGTTGCATACTCCATTTTAGTTTCTGCTTTAGGTTTGTAATCATTAGGGTAGATTTTGTAATCTGGTTCTTTTGATTCAGGATTTTTGTATTGATTTAACCACATTGAGTAACGTTTGTCCTCAATCGTAAATTCAATTACTTCTCCTTTTGATGTTGTTTTTTTCCAAGCACCATAGTTTTGTTTCTTTTCCATTTTTATTTGTTTTGTTTATTAATTAATTCTTCATCAATTTGATTTTCAGTTTGCCTATCTTCTTCTAACTCATCTTCATCTAAATCTTCCCAGTCGCAATGCTCTTGGCATTCAGGACAAAGGTCATAGGATATTTCGCTTTCATATCCACAACAAGTATTAATCAGCATAATTTTCGTAGTTTTCAGTCCAATCATTCATTCTTAAGAATGGCTTAGGCTGGGTTAATAATGGGGTTGATGGGTAATGTTTAGTCTTGTATTCCTTTAGGTTTTGTTTAGCTTTAACAAGTTCTTGGTAGGTTTCATTTATCCAAAACTTATGACAAGCACTATGTTTCCATTCCCAATAAGAAACTTGGTTTCTAAGTTTCATTAGTTTATAATCAATCATAATTTTTCTTTTTTATGAGTAAATAATAAATTTAACCCATCATTAATTGTAAGTAATTCTTTATTAAGAGTATGTAACTTAGCTAATTCCGTTAAGTTTTCGCACATATCAATAGCTAATGTTAAATCTAATACTGTTTTATGTTTCTTAATAAATACTGAGGCAGTTTTCTCTCCAGAAGCATCGGTATCTTTATCAGTTACTAAACCAAGAGCAGCAGATAAAGCGTATCTTCTATAATACGTTATCCCACTACCAAATGATTGATACTCATTCATACCCCTAAGAGTAATTTGTGGAATGGTTGCATTAGACTCAATTGATTCTCCACTAATAGTGTGAAAAATAATTGTCTTTAATCCATCCTCAATAAGAAGCTGGGTAAATCCTAGATTATGTTTCTTGAGTAAAGGATTTATTACTTCAAGAATTGCAGGGAAATCGGCATAAGTGTAATTATGACCTGTTGTGCCTTTGTGTATTACAGGGCATTCCTGTTGAAAGGATGCTAAAGCCTTGTAAATGTTGATAAGTGAATTTGTTTGTAAGTTAATCATACTATTGGTTTTTGGTAAATAATAATTAAAATTAAGACTATTTTGTTAATAAGTCAAATTATTTATAATCTTTTTTATTTCCTTCAAATCATCCGAAATATCTGTATCGTACTTAAGTGTTAAAGTATTGTTAATAATTTTAATAGAATGCAAAATCGTTGAATGGTCTCTATTAAATATCTTGCCAATGGCACTTAATTTAAAGTCTGTTTCGGTCCTAATTATATAGATGGCTATAAATCTTGCTTTTACTATTTCCCTCTTTCGGCTCTTGCCTGTTACATCTTCCAAAGTCAAAGAGTAAAATTTGCATATTTCCTTAATTAAATTATCTACATAATTAATCTTTTCTTTCATCGCCTTTTGCCTTTCTCGTAGGCTTGGCATTGACCAGTAGTTCATTCTTTTCTATTTTAAGTTTAATAATTTGGTTTCTTAACATCTCATTCTCTACTTCTAAAATGTATATTTCTCTTTGTAGGCTGAACTTGGTATTGTCTATATACCTCATAATTTTTCTATTTCTTGTTTTTCTTCATACCAATATTGGCATATAGATATATCATCTATATTTAAATGATTTATTACTTCATTAGTTGTTATTAATGCACATTTTTTTTGTTGCTTTAAAGTTTTAACTAATGGAAAATATTTATCTAATAATTCTTCTGCAGTTTCTTTTGGTGTCATATTAAAAATGTAAAAGGTTTATTGGTAACATAAAATCTTCAGTAATCTCGTAAAGGTCCAGTATCAGGAAGTGATAAGACTTTAAGATTCGCTTTTGTATTTGGTTCATTCTAGCAATCTTTATAAGGTAGTCATCCTCATACTTGTTCATTAGCTTGATAGGATTGTCCCAAGTTGCTCCTCTCCATTTCTGAAGGTCTGATTCAATACTGGATTGCCTTGCTTGAGCCTTCTTAAGTAGTTCTAGTAGGCAAGTTGCCCTTTGGTGAAGTTTTAGTTGTTTTCCTTGATAGATTAATGGTTGCATAGTTTAGTTTTTAGATTCGTAATATTTTTGTACGATAATGGATACTAATTTGCTTGGTGCTAAATACATCTTTTTAGCTTCGGCATCTACTTTCTTTTTGATTGATTCTGGCAGTCGGATGCAGACTACTTCTTTTTTTTCGGTTTTCATAAGGTTTAAATGTTTTGTAAAATTCCTGTTACAATAAAGACAAAGATTAAAATAACGATTGCCTGAAAATTTTTGTTTTGTTGGTCTGTCATAATTTAGATTTTTTCGATTGAGATAATAATTTGATTGTTTGCAAGGTCAATAGTCCTAAACTTTACTACGAAGAATTTAGTATCTTCTATTGTGTAGTCTAAGAAAATGTTGTCCCCAGCTTGAGGGATAAAGTTTCCATTAAATGGATAAAAATTTGTGTTGAGGCTTAATAGTGTTTTCATACTAATTTGGTTTGTTTCAACAAAGATAACATAAGATTACAATACTAACCAAAAATTATTTAAATTATTTAAGTTAAAGTTATGTTAAAGCTATTTATAGGCTAAAAGTTGCCTTATTATGTAACGTAAGGGCAAAAAAAGGGAGGCAGCGTAGAAACGCACCTCCGTAAACCATTAGTATATCTATGAACAAATATAAGCAAAACTCCCCAGCTTTTTAGGGCTAGGGAGAACCTGATATGAGAACCAAGAAAAAACAACCTTACATTGACCCATCCTGTAATGGCTCATCGTTTGAATCATCAACCCTACGATAACCTTCTTTCCACAGAATCTTAGTCAAAGTTACACTTTTGCGAATAATCGTTTTTTCATCATCCTTTGGGTTCAACAAATGTAATATCTCGTGAATCAATATCTCCATATGTTTCTTACCCTTTAATCTTTGGTCAATCTCTATCACCCCATCACTAGAGGATATGCCGTAAGCCTGTTCCTTACCAAGTTTACGATATATGATTTTAATTCTCACGATTTTAATAAGGCTTCATCTGGTCTTTCAATCTCTTTTACTACGATTCTATTACCACCTCTTATTTTAGCTAACATCTTAGATACTGATTCTACTTCACTAATCATCTCTTGATACTTCT